CAAGGGTATCAACTGATTTAGGTTTATTTGAAGCAGAATCTTGTTTAAATACTACATTAACAAATTTAAATAATATATAATGAGTTTATTAGATAAAGCGAGTTTAATTATAACTCCAAATGCTTACAAGGAAAGCAAATTATATTCTGTAGTACCAAGTACTGGAGCAGGAGATATGGACGTTGTTCGTGCTACGACAGCAACAAGAGTTAATTCATTAGGGTTAATTGAAAGTGTAGGAAATAACATTCCACGTATTGATTACACAAACGGAAGCTGTCCGAGTTTATTAGTAGAACCGCAAAGAACGAATTTGTTTACTTATAGTGAACAATTTGACAATGCAGCTTGGTTAAATGCACTTAGTAATGTTACTGCTAATTCTATTATTTCACCTGATGGAAACACAACCGCTGACACAATAATTCCTGATGCTTCAGGTACTAATCATTGGGTAGGTAGAACGGCTTTTACTTTGGTTTCGGGTACTGCTTATTCATATTCTGTTTATGCTAAAAATAACGGATATAATTTAGTTCTTTCTGTTGGTAGTGCCACTATATATACAAATTGCAATTTTAATTTAAGTAGCGGAACAGTTTCAACTCCTTATGCAACTGCGGGTGCAAATTTATGTACTTCTGTAATTACAAATGTTGGTAACGGTTGGTATCGATGCACTATTAATTTTACTGCATCTATGATTTCTAATGCAATATTATATAGTTCTAATAATACAACAACAACACCAATAGGTGCTTTTGGTATGGCAACTATGTCAGGAAATAATACAAGCGGTTATTATTTATGGGGTGCTCAACTCGAAGCAGGCTCATACCCAACTTCATACATTCCAACAGTTGCTTCAACAGTAACGCGTAACGTTGATGTTATTTCTAAAACAGGAATAAGTAGTTTAATAGGGCAAACAGAGGGGACGATTTTTTCAAGTTTTTATTATAGTGGAAATGCTTTAGGTTCATTACAAATTTATCCTTTATATATAGGTCAAGGAACATTTACTGATTCTGTTACTATTGGACTTTTTGATAACGCATTACTTTGTAGAGTATTTACATCTGGTGTTGCTCAAAACTATTTTACAAGTTCACCATTATCTATTGGAAATCATAAAGTAGCTTTTGTTTATGCTAATAATAATTTAAAATTGTTTTTAGATGGAGTTTTAATTGCAACAGATACCTCTGCTACAATTCCAAATTGTAGTCAAGTTTACATTGGAAGTTCTGGAACAACAACAGTGCCTGAAAAAATAAATGCTAATAATAATTTAATATTTAAAACAATATTAACAGATGCAGAATGTATCGCCTTAACAACGCTATAATGAACATATACAAATTAAATTACACAGACAAAGAAACTGCTTTAAAAGACTTTTTAAAAAAAGGAGTTTATATTGAAGTAGAAAACCTTGACAAAGAAATTATATTGTCATACGGTAAAGGAATACACGCTATTGTTGAAATTGGAAAGATAGTTCTAATTGATGGAACATACGATACTGATTTTAAAGAATTAACTGCACCTGTTTATGCTGAAGGATATCATTATGATATTATGTGTGAACAAGAAATTGACTTTGAATTAAATGAAGTCGTAGTAAACAATCCTAAACATTCATTTGCTGGATATGAACCTATAAAAGAAATTGAATATGATATTGATAGAACAAGATAAAGCAAACCATTTCATTTACGGGTTCTTTATATTCGTTTTAAGCAACTATTTTCTAAATGACTTATATTCTATTGGAATAGTATTTTTAATCGCTTTAGGCAAAGAAATAAGAGACCAAATAGTGTACAAAGGTTTTGATTATAAGGATTTAATTGCAACAATAATTCCTTCAATAATTTTACATTTTTTAAAATGAGTAAAGAACAATTTGATTTAATATTAAATAAATGGATATCACGTAAATTACTGGTATTTATTGTGGCTTGTAGTGGTTTATTTTTTGGCACATTAACTTCATCTGATTGGGTTATTATTGCAACTGCATACATAGGAATAGAAGGAGTTACAAACATAGTAGAAAGATTAAAGAAATAAATAATTATTGAATACCCCGAAATGACAAAATACGAACAAGAAAGATTTGATAGAGTAGACCAACATTTAAAATTAATGAAGTCAGATGTTAATGATGTATTAACTGCTTTAGTTGGTACTAATGCAAATGGTAAAAAAGGTTTAATTTCTGATGTAAATAAAATAGAAGCAGAAGTCAAATTAATTAAAGCAGAAATAGAATTAATAAAATTAGAAAACGGAAAAAAAGATGTTGTTTTCGAGCAGTTAAAATATGGTTTTGCTGCAGTTTTTGTTGGCTTTGTAGGTGTAATTATAAAATTAATTTTTACGAAATGAAATTAGATACAAACGGAATAAATTTACTTGTAGAATTAGAAGGATTAAAACTTAATGCTTATAAATGTTCTGCTAATGTTTGGACTATTGGATTAGGAAATACTTTTTACGAAAATGGAACTAAAGTAAAAGAAGGAGATAAAATAACAAAAGATGAAGCATATCATTTATTTTATATGATTGCAACTAAATTTGAAAAAACAATTAATGATAATTTAAAAATTGAAATTAATCAAAATCAATTTAATGCATTATTTTGTTTATGTTATAATATTGGACAAGTTGGTTTTAAAAACAGTACACTTTTAAGATTAGTTAATATAAATCCAAATGATGGAAATATAGCTAAAGAATTTTTAAAATGGAATAAAATAAATAGAATACCTTCAAAAGGTTTAACTAATAGAAGAATTAAAGAATCTGCTTTATACTTTACAAAATGAAATATATAATTATAATAATATCGTTTTTATTTTTATCTTGTGCTTCAAGAAAAGTTATAGTTGATAAAAGTTATATTAAAACAGATAGTATAACACAAGAATCAACTAATATATCTATAAAAGAAATTGATGGAACAAAAGTTGAAAATAATATAAATATAGATGAATTTAAAATAGTTCCTTTAGATACTACAAAAGAAATTGTTGTAAATGGTGTAAAGTACAAAAACGTTGTTTTAAGCTATAAAAAAACAAAAGACAATAGTTTATACTTAAATAAAAAAACTATTCATTACAATCAATCTAAACATCAAAATAATAGTGTTTCAACAATAAAAAAAGAAAAGAAAAAAGAAATAGATAAAAAAGCTAATTATTTTATTTATTTATGGCTTTTATTAATACCAGTTATTTTATATTTATTTAAAAGATTTAAATATCTTTTGTTGATTTAACAACTAAACATAACTTTTTCTAAAATTTTTGTTTTTTATTTATTTTTTTTAAATATTTATTTTAATTTATTTTTTTATATTTATTTTAGTTTTTAAAACATTACAAATTTACAGTTTTTTTTTGACAAAATTGCAATATTTTAAATTTATTTATTGTATACTAATGTTAATAAAGTAAATATATATTTGACAAATGAAAAAGCCAACACGTAAATCTTTAGTAACTAAATTAGATACTGTATTTAGTCAATACATTAGAAGAAAAGATGCAGTTAATGATATTGCAATATGTGTTACGTGTGGTAAAAAAGACCATTGGAGTAAATTACAGAATGGACATTTTATGTCACGTAGACATTATAATACACGTTGGGATGAAGATAACTGTCACGTTCAATGTTCTGGTTGCAATGTTTTTAAAGCTGGTGAAATATACTTATACAATAAATACTTATGTACTAAATTTGATAATAACTTTCCTGATAGGTTATACGCTAAATCAAATATTAGTGTTAAATTTGCTGATGTAGATTTAATAGATATGATTAATAAATATACTTTGTTGTTGGAATCTTTATAATTGTTGTTTAATTGTTTGTTTAAATGGGTACTTTAATTAGTATCCATTTTTTTTGCAATATGTTAAAGTTTTGTTAAAATTTATATTTATAGTTTTTTATCTTAAAAACAGTTATATATTTGTACTCAACAAACAAACAAAAACAAATATTATGAAATGCGAATATTGTTTAAATAATTCAGTTACTATTTTTAACAATGAATTACTTTGTGAAAAGCACTACTATAATTTTTATAATGAAAAAATTGAAATAAATCAATTACAAGAAGTTTATAAAATTAAAGAAGAAATAGCATTGAATAAAAAATATACTGAATTTATGAATAATTTTGATTTTTATAATTTAAGTAATTCAAATCAAAACAAACTAAAAAAAGTATTAAAAGACTTTAACAAATCAGTAAAAATAATTAAAATTAAAAACAAACTTTATAAACAAATTTAAAATGAAAAACAATTTAACAAACATCGGATTATCATTTATTTTATGGATTACATTTTTAACAATAGTATTAACATTAACAAATTAAACAATGGAAGATTTATTAGATTACAACAGATTTAGAATTGAAGCAATGCAGAAAGAAATTTGCGAATTAAAAAGCACATTAAACACTTTAGAAACTTACTGCTTTGAATTAGCAGATGACAAATGCCCAAGAGAATACAAACAAGTAATTAAACAAGAATTGTATAACTTAAAAACAAAATAAAATGGAAGAAAAAAGCAGTTTAAGAAGAATTTTAGAATCAAGATTTCCAAAAGGAAGTAGATTATTTAGTAAAAAAAATACACATTTAACAAAACCTAAAAAGAAAAAATAATGGAACTAACATTAAATCAAAAATTATCTTTAATTCAAAAAGAATTTAAAGCAAACAAATCAAAATTCAATTCATTCGGTAAATATAACTTTAGAAGTGCTGAAGATATATTAGAAGCATTAAAACCTTACAATGAAAAGTATCAAGTGAATTTCACAATTACAGAATCAATGGTAGAATCACAATTTTTACAATTTCCTATGTTACGTTCTGTAGCATCAATAAACGATGATTTAGATACAATAACTGCTTCAGCAATAGTTGGCGTAGATTTAGAACAAAAAGGAATGCAAATGCCACAAAAATTTGGTTCTGCATCAAGTTACGCTAAAAAATATGCATTAGGTAATTTATTATTAATTGACGATACACAAGATGCTGATGCATCAAATAAGCACGAAAAGAACGTTCCTAATGATGAAAAAAAGTTTTTAAATAAGAATACACCTGAATTTAATAAAGCGTTAGAATACGTTAAAAATGGTGGTTTAGTTTCTGCAATAGAAGCTAAATATAAAATGACTAAAGAAGTTAGGGAAGAATTATTAAAATAGATTATAACGGCTGACGCTAACCGATTTTCAGGAAAAGTAAGGA